ACAACTGGAGGCAGGCAATCTTGAATACAACGATTGAACGGACAGCACTTACACAACTTGTGACGAATGAGCAATATGCACGTAAGGTGCTTCCGTTTATCAAGAAAGACTACTTCTCTGATAAGACAGAGCGCACAGTCTTTGAAGAGATTAATAAATTTGTTGACAAGTATAATAAAATCCCCACACAAACATCACTGGAGATTGAGGTATCAAGTCGTAGAGATTTGAACCAGACAGAGTATGATAAGGTCATCGAAGTCATCAAGACACTCAAATCTACAGACGTAGACTTTGATTGGCTTGTAGACACAACTGAAAAATTTTGTAAGGATAGGGCGGTACACAATGCAATTGTCGAAGGTATTGGAATTATTGATGGAAAAAATAGAGACAAAGATGTGGGAGCTATACCTAGCATTCTTACTGACGCCTTGGCCGTTGGTTTTGATAATCATGTTGGTCATGATTACTTGTTGGATTCAGATTCACGATATGAATATTACCACACGGTAGAGGAGAAGATTCCGTTTGATCTGGACTTCTTCAATCGTATAACCAAGGGTGGATTACCACCCAAGACACTGAACATTGCACTTGCAGGCACTGGTGTTGGTAAGTCACTATTCATGTGTCACGTTGCTGCAAACTGTTTAAGTCAGGGTAGGAACGTCCTATATATTACTTTAGAAATGGCTGAGGAACGTATCGCAGAGAGAATAGATGCGAACCTCATGAACATCTCTATGGAAGACTTGCATGATCTACCAAAGCAGATGTTTGATAATCAGATAGAGAAAATAATCAAGAGCACTAGTGGGACACTTATCGTAAAAGAATATCCGACTGCATCTGCAAACTCTGCACACTTTCGAGGTCTGATCAAAGAACTCGCAATCAAGAAGAGTTTCAAGCCAGATATCATATTCATCGACTATCTAAACATCTGTGCAAGTAGTAGGTTCAAAGGAGCAACAAATGTCAACTCTTACATGTATATTAAATCAGTGGCAGAAGAACTTAGGGGATTGGCAGTTGAGACAAATCTCCCAATTATGTCGGCAACACAAACCACTAGATCAGGTTTCGTTTCCACAGACATTGGTCTTGAAGATACGTCTGAAAGTTTTGGTCTGCCTGCGACTGCTGACTTCATGTTTGCACTCATTAGTAACGAGGAGCTTGATGAACTCAACCAAATCGCAGTCAAACAGCTCAAGAACAGATACAATGACCCAACCACAAACAAAAGGTTTGTTATCGGAATAGACCGTGCAAAGATGAGACTGTTTGACGTAAGTATGGATCAACAGGACATAGTAGATGCAAATCAAGTAGAGGACTCTTTCTCTGAACCTGTATTTGATAAGACAACATTCGGAGAAGAACTTGATAACTTCAAAGTGTAAAGGATTATATTATGCCAGAATATCTCAAAAAAGGTGATGAAATTAACATCGAAAAAATTGGATTAGGAACATTCGTTGTAAGACTTGAAATGCCCACCAACTTTATTGATGACATTAATAAAATGTATGATGATGCAAAAGACCTACCAGAACACAATAAAAACCTCGCTGGTAAAATTGAAGACGAATTTAGTATCAATGATATCCTAACAGATGATATGAGAAATTGTTTTTTGACCTGTTTCCGACAATATCTACAGGTGATTCAAAGACCCATCTGGCACTGTCAACTTGCTGGTGCGTGGATTAATGATATGAAAGCGGGTGAGTATAACCCTTTTCACTTTCATCAAAGTACATTGTCTCATCTAGGACTATCCTCTGTTCTGGTTCTCAAACGTCCCAGCACATATGGAAAAGAATACTCAAGAGATGATATGCCCTCTAATGGGTGGTTAGAGTTTAGTGGCGGTCAGCAAGACCCCCTGAGTGTCTCTCAGTTGCGTCAGGATGCACAAGTTGGTAGTTTCTACATCTTCCCCTACACTTTGTTACATGGGGTATATCCCTTTAACGGTACAGATGAGATACGCCGCACACTGTCATTCAACTGCGATCTATTTACAGAGATGCAACATCAAATGAATGAGATTGCAAGTGAGAAAAATTTAAATACATCATCTAAAAAGTTTTCCACAGTCGAAGACCAGTGGTCTACAGAAGATGATTCACAAGTTCGGGCCAATCCTAGTGCCTGGATATAAATAGTGGATGTTAACAATTATAATCGCACTTGTGATGAACGGTCATACTCTTTTTCTGAACGCTGAAGCGATGTACGGTGTATTTGATATGCCATCGTGCAGAGCAATTCTACCTATGGTCATTGAAGACTATGATGCAAAGTCTGGATACTGTTTTACTGGTGATATATTACACCCACCAGAATCTACGTAAGGAAATTTAGTATGTTTAAGTTTAGAGTTTTTAGCACCCCTACGTGCCCCTACTGTGATATGGCCAAAGACCTGATCACGGAGCAGGGAATGGAATATACGGAAACCTCACTTGATACACAAGAGGCAATTGACGATTTCAAGAAAACAACGGGACACAAGACGGTTCCTCAAATATACCTTGACACGGATCAACAAGAATATATCGGAGGATATGAGGATGTTGAAAAGTTTTTGTTGTCTGCTCTTGACTGGCGAAGAAAACAAACTGTGATGGGTAGTAGCGGATTTGGGGCAGAAGCTGCTGCACCTGCTAAGACAATTCATGTTCACCAAGGGAAAGATGGAACAACCACTATCAAAGAGGAGGATTCTGTGAGAGAATATAACATCTCCATCACAGAAAAACAAGAGATGAAAGACATCACACCAGAGAAAAATGACGACAGATGAAATATGGAAAGAGCTGGAGAACTATTTCGGAGTGCCCATACCAAACCCGAATAACTATCCTCAGGCTTTTATGTGGTATCTGCAACTGTATAAAGAGATGAAGTCTGTCAGAGAGTAATGATTGGAGTACCACCAGTGATATCGTATATCTTCTGGAACATTATAGCACTGAGAACATAAAACGCACCTAGTGTGATTCCGTTAACTGAAATCCCGGCCAGCATATTTACATCTTTCCGTATCTGAGCTGCACGGTATTCAGCCTGTTTCTGTAAAAAATACCTCTCTGCTAGAATGTTATCGAATTCACGATCAAGTTTATTCGTGTTTGCTACTCTCTGTATCTCGAAAATATTCATGTAAATATTTATGAAAAAAGTTCTTGACAAACCTTCTTAGATATCTTATACTGTTAATATAATCAAGAGAGAGAGAAAATATGTGGACATTCGCTATTACAGAAAAGAGTATTGCACTACGAGAGATTCGGGAAAACGATTATCGTCTTTACGGTAAGATTTGCAGAGTTCTTGCAGAGCCTGATATAGAGATGACGAATACAGTTCCTTTGGAATATGCATATGACCTTGCCGATGATGTGCCTAGTCCCGAAGATGTTGTGTTTGAGACCGAAAGGAAGACCATCACTAATCGGATTTTGTTGGAGTTGACTCCAAGAGAGGAACGTGTACTACGGATGCGGTTTGGTATGGGTGCAAAGGAACACACTCTAGAGGAAATTGGACAGATTTATTGTGTAACAAGAAATAGGATTCGTCAGATTGAAGCTAAGGCACTACGGAAACTGAAGTCTGCTTCCCGTTCTCGTGAACTCCGACCACTTTTAGATTGTAAAGGAAAAGCTGCATGAAACTACTTAACAGAATGTACCCGCTGTACATTTTCATCATAGGGTTTTTGCCTCTGGTGATTGAATATCAGAAACAATTTACCACAACGGGGTCATTAGCTGCTAGCATATGTTTTGCGATTATCATGAGTTTATTCGCACTTGTGTGTTGGAGAAAATTTCCTGCGTAGGGGTATTGACTTTACGTAAGTAGCAGTGTATAGTGATTATATGATTACAAAGAGATGGAGGCGTGTAACTGAAATAAGATGAATAAAAATTTAAATAATTTGATAAGGTACTTGACTTTTATCAAATTATAGAGTAAAGTAACTAGACAATATGCAATTTCGCATTATTGAAACTGATAATTCTAAACTCTTGCCGATGATGACAGGATGAAAAATTATCAAAATTAATCTAATGGAGATTATAATGAAAACACAGCGTACTATATGTACCAACCCCCCTACGAAGACATCAGTTCAACAGATGAACCGATACGCATTAAAATTGAAATACAAGAGCCGTGACATGAACAGGCGTAAAAGTTGTTCTTGTTCAATGTGTGGAAACCCACGCAAATGGTTTGGTGACGTAACTTTGCAAGAAAGGAGGGCAGCATAATGCTTACAAAATTTATCTCATGTGAGAGGACTGATGAACTTTTCGGTGCCTCTGAACCTCTCTGCAGCAACGGTGATGTTGATTTCATTTGGATGACAACTGAAAACATTAACACTGGTATGCGAGAGTATCAAAGGGAAAAGGTTGCCGATGTTTTTTGGAAACAAAACCTGATGACAACAGTTCTTCTCAATGTTTTTGCTGGTATTCCAGAGATACACATTCGAGTCATTAAGACTGAAGGTGGTGGATACCGATATGAACTCATTGACGGTCAACAAAGAGTAACATCTATTCTGGATTACTTGAATGGTATTTATCCCTTGCCAAGACCAATGGTGGTTGATGGTTGCGATATTGGTGGAATGTTTGTGGAAGAACTACGAAACACATATCCAGCGATATATGATCGTATCCTTAACTATCGAATAACGTGTAAGTGGTATGAAAACCTAACTGATCTACAAACAGCACACTTGTTTATTGAGGTTTTGAATAACGTAAATGATATGAAACAACAAGAAATTCGTAATGCTGTTCTTGGGTTTTACTCTCAGTATGTTCGTGATACAGCTCGATTTGACGTTCATGAATTGTTTACACGTATCAAAGTGATAAAAGGTAAGAAAGAGAAAGAGCAACTGAAATATTTTTCCAGTAAATTTTCTCTAAATTACCGCATGGAAGTTGACGAGTGGTTATCTGAACTTGCTTACCTAAAGTTCAATGGTGTTCGTAAGGGTGTTACACAACCTAAACACACTCAATGGGTGAAAGACGTACAGTCACCAAATGGTAAGTATATTGATGGGTTTACCGATAAGAAGACCATTGATAACCTTCTTAACCTTGCTCTGTCATTGTTCAAAGCAACGCCTGATAAGTATAAGGTCAATTTGAACTCAATGACTTCTATGATGCTTGTTCTTTACGCTGATGATATCATTCAGAGGTTTGGTAAAATCATACCAGAGAAGTTTGCACCAGCATTCTTTGACGTTTATACTCGCTGGAGCGATCCTGCTAAGGGCTTGTATATTGGAAAGGAAACTTTTAACGGTAGTGTCATGCCTCCTTTCAAGGAACTTTTTGGTGGTAAAAACTCCAATGCGATTGGAACCATCTTTAGTATTCTTGATGACGAATTTGGTTGTAATCCTCTAGATGGAGATGATGATCGAAAAGTCGAAGTTGGTATCATTGAAATGGATATGCGTGAAACTTTCAAACGTGCCGATATCATTCGTAAGTGGCAAGATCAAGGCGGTGCATGTTATTACACCGGCGAGTCCTTAGATGAGGACAACCTTGCTGGTGATCACTACATTCCTCGTTCTTGGGGTATTGACAAAGGTGGCGTAACAGAGTATGATAACTTAGTAGTTTGCTCTAAACGTGCAAATTTGCAGAAAGGAAACATGAGTGGTGAAGAGTTTGAATCTTTGCTAAAGAAAAAAGAAGCTGCATGAAACTATTTGACGATAAAAGGTTGGTAAAAAGTGTTAGGGTGCTCGTTCATCCTAACGCTACCTACCAACAAGATATGTCTAAAGATAGTTTTGTACAAGTCCTAAAACAACAGATCAGTCTCTTAAACTCTTTGAGAGACGATCTGTGGTTTTATCTCATTCTACCATGTGATGTCCCATCGCTAAATTTTGATAATGTCACACAGTGGCATTTACCCATACATTCATATCCACAAGTTATGCGCTCACATGTGGACGTTCCAAAATTACAGAAATTGTTAGGTTTTGAGTGGGACTTTGATTTAGTAATGTCTCACTTACCTGAGCATACTTTCGCACTGAAAAATGTTCTGTACAACGTGACCCACCATTGTCCTCCTGTCTTTGGATGGGCTCACTGGTTTGACCTTAGACCTGTGGTTAATTGGTATCCTAGTTTCATACAAAATATTACAGGATTACTTGAGTATGATCTTTGTTACATTAACACTCAACACCAAAAAGATATGGTGTTAGATCAAGCAAGAGAAACTTTCAACGATGCTATGGTGGACCGATTAGATGATATTCTAACAGTCCAATACTTAGGTGTTAATGGTGATGATATATCACCAGAGATAGCAAACGAGGATTACAGTGACCCCAAAAAGAAAAAGACTATAGTTTTTAATCATCGACCTGATAGCTATAAACACTTCAAACAGTTTATCGCTGTTTGTGATGAACTCTGGAAACAGAGACAGGATTTTAATGTTTGGGTGCCGTTGCTAGATAAACCAAACCGTGAGTATGTCATCACAGACAAGGGTAATAAACAATGGTACTATAATAAACTCAAGACTTGCTACGTTGGTTTCTCTCCAAAACAAAAGTATGGTGGATGGTCAGTTGCAACGACAGATGGAATGATGAACGGCGTGCCGTATATCATGTATGATGCATCATACTACCAAGAACTATTTCTAGAGGGTAATTTTTTCAAGAACGATCATGACGCCCTCATGTTGTTAAACACTTATCTAAATGACCCACAATATCGTAATGAGGAGGCGCAAAGAGCTCTTGATCATATTAGGTCATCCTTGATTTATAAAGATGAGGTGATGAAGATGAGTGACTATATGGATGATCTACTTTCTCAACAAAAAGTTATGGGCGATAATAGTGAAAAGTTAAAAGAGATCATAGGGTTTATACAGAAAGGTCCAACAACTAAAACAGAAATGATGGAACGTCTTGGCTGGGGTAGAGGTATCAAGTGGAGTCCGTATCGCAGGGCCCTTATGAACCATCCTAATATCTATGATGTAATGGATGAGTATCCTATGTATGTCTGGAAAGAGGACACATAGGTTCTTCTGTGATATAAATACTCATAACTATTCGCATGGAGAGATTGAATGTCCTTTCAAAAATATGTTCACCAATTAAACCCTCGCCAAGAATCACGTATAGACCACGTAGAGAGAGTTCAGAATCTTCTATCAGAATCAAAATTAAAAGCAGAGGACTATGAAGCAGCAATAGTCATAG